GCAACTTGAGCACCTGTCAGCTTTGTTACAGCTAAGTCAAGACCGCCGTAACCGCTGAATAAGCTGCCGATTTTCATAGCTTGTAAACAGTTCCGCTAAAGTCTTGACCCTTGGTAAGTGGGAATACAAGCAAGCCAGGGTCGCTGTCATCTCCACCCATGCCAGTCCTATACCACGAGCTTCCTGCGTCAAGTGTTGGGCATTGAATGACCCATCGGCTGTGGTCGTTGCGTCTGCCTGATTCCTTGATTGTCAGGTGGTGGAAGTGACCATGAATGAGGATGTCAGCGTCTTTTACTGGCTGGTTGCCATGCGACTGATTACGCCACCATTGGACTATGCCGTCAGGTCTTGAGGCTTGGTGTCCATGCACTAGGCCAAGGATCATCTCGTTGTCGCCCCAGACATCAAGAGCCAAAGACTCATCGTTAGTCTGTGGCTCATAGAACTTAACCGGCAACCCTAGCTCTGAGCTAAGTCTGGCAAGCTGTCGCTGGATGTGGATACCCCAATCATCGGTTTGCGTTCCTAGTTTTTGTCTGCCCTGTCGCCAGGCACAATGGTTAGAGCCAACTGATGCTGCTGTTACAGGTGCGTAGCGAGCCATGAGCTTCAATGTTTCCCACTCAAAAGTTGCCTCAAGGTCAATCTGTTGCATCAAACTTAGATCGTTAGTTCGGTTGGGATTGCCACCTGACTCAAAGCCTTCGATGCTGTCACCGACATTTAGGAAGTAGATGTGGTCAGGCTTTTCTTTTTGTAAGTAGTCAGCAAGCTTGGCTTGCTTCTCGGCTATGCGTTGAATCAGCTCTGGTGTCCCACCTCGGATGTCGCCAGCTTTACCTGTCTGAGTATCTGACCAGCAGACAACAATGGCCTTCTCGTTCTTTTCTTTTGGCTTTGCAACCTTGGGAGCTTTGCGAGCCTGAGCGTAAAGGGTTGGCAGGTCAATCTCGATTTCAGAGCGTGTTCTGAAGTTGAACCGCCAGCTAACTAACCAATCTCCACCTTCCCTTTGCTGCCACCTGCTCGTTCTAATTGGGCCATAGATTTCTATTTTCAATGGGTCGAAGCCTTGCTCAATCAGGAACTCTTCAAAGTTAGGTTGGTTGCCGGTAGTCGGTGGTGTTGTTGCCTCACCGATTGTTCCGTCAAACTGCACAGCAGGTCGCCAGTCTTTTGGTGGTGTTACCTTTGGTGCTGGTTCCAAGTTATCTAGCACAGCTGCACTCTTTTCTTCGATGAAGCGTGATTGGCTTTTCGCTAATTGCGATGCCCCTTGCCGTAAGTTCTCTAGCTAGTGCTGCCGCTGTCCAGTCCTCATTTGCCAGAGCACCTACAAGGATTGCCTGATCCTTGCTTTCCAGTGACTCTAAGATAGTTCTCACTTTGCAGGATGATTTCCTCGCTTGTGGTTTCATTCCTTCTAGCATCGTTGCCCCTTTCAGTTACTTCTCTTATCAAGTTTAAGGCCAAGTCACCGATTTCCGGCTCAAGGTAGTGCCACTCGACTTGCATTATTCTTTCCATCAGTCTGGCAAGGTTGCGGCGTATTGCTTCTAGCTCACTCGACCACTCACGCTCATCATCCTTGAGTAGCAAGATAGCGTCAAAGATTTCCTTTTCATCTGCGTTAGTAAAGTGAGTCATCTCGACACCTTGAACAAGAATGTGTAGAAGGCTCGTCTGATTCGTAGTGTCTTGTATGCCCAGTGCACTCGCTTGATACGCCAGTTGATTGGTTGGTATTCAGCTCTATGCTTTGCCAATGTCCCTCACCGCCTCGATTACTTCAACAACTCTTTCTAGTGTGTCAACATCGGCCGTCACTCGTAAGACTGCATCTTGGTTGATTGCGTAGATAATCTGCTCGGATAGGTATTGCTTCATCTCTAGTGATCCTTGCTCATAACCTCGGCTGAACCAGAGGGCAAAAGATAGGGCCTTGGCTTTTGGCTTCCAGCTAATCATGGCTTCTCGGTCACCTCGGCAATCAGTTCCTTGGCTTGGTTCTCAATCTTGGTGACTGTGTAAGCTAGCTCATCAAGGTTTTTGATTAGCTTGTCTAAGCTGCCGTCAAGCATGGCGTTTACTTTGTTGTCCATGTCTTTTTTATATTGCCCGTTTATCTCGGCAACAATGTCCTCGGCTGTTGGGATGATTCCCTGATCTAAGTGAATAGATACATAGTCAAGGATGTTCTCGCGCTGGTAACGGATGCCAGCATAAAAGCCTTCTGCGTAGGGTGTCAGGTTCATGGCTACCTCGATGAAATGTTGTATTGAGGGTCAACATAGATTTCAATGTTGTCCACGATGTCGATGACCTTAGCGATTGCTTTGGTTGGGATTGGGTACGCTGCCTTGATAAGACTCAGCACCTCGTTCTTCATTAGCATCCTGCCCATGTAGATTCCGTCTGACTTAGCAACACCAAAGTTGTACTGGTGTGGGTGGAAGTCTTTGACTGCGAACTCTAGTGGCTCTGGATTATAGTTAGGCATTTTCTCTCGTTTCTTTGTAGGTTTGCTTGATGTGTTCGATTAGCTCTATGCGAGCCTTGGCTTCGTTGCGTGTCTGTGCAGTCATGCCTGGCACTCCGTCTTGAAGTGTGAACTGAGTTTCTGTCCATCTCTGGGCCTCAGCGATTATGCGTTCGGCTAGTTCTCTTTCATTCACTTGCGGCTGTCCTTTGCTAGTGCGTTGACTGCGACAAAGAAGGCAACTAACAAACCTGCTATGCCGAGTGTGTAACCCCAGCCCAGATGTATCTCTTGGATGTGCCAGCTTGCGATCAGTATGCCGGTTAGAGCAATGATGTAAAGGATTATTGTTTTCATTTGGTTACCTCGATTACTGATGCGATGCCAACATGAGGTCTGCCAACCTTGAACCAGGCGATACCCTGCTCGGCTAGCTGTGTGACTTGATCTAGTGACTCACCTAGCATGATGAGTGACTGACCGGATAAATAAGTGACTTTGAACTTGCGCATTATGCCACCACCGCTGACTTGCAATCGCAAAACTCTGTGCCTTCACAATCTCTGATTAGTGATAGCTCGTAGTCAAGTCTTTCCCAGATGTCCTTTTTTGTATAAAGGCCAATCTCGAAACCTGAGTAGTGCATAACATCATCGCTTATTACTTTGCCCTTTGGTGCAGCAACCTCGATGTAGGTAGGTTCAATAAGCAATTCGCAACCAAGCTTCTTTGCTAGTGCTGTAATCTTTGCCTTTGTTGCCATTTCCTGTTACTCCTTTTCTGACCCCCCTTGGGTCATAAGTAAAGAATAGCACAGGTTTTGCCTTTTTTTGGCAATTTTGGCAAATTTCCCTGATTATCGGCGTGTCGCGCTAAAGGGCTAGTTGAGGGTTTTGACCTGAATTGTGGCCCCTGGCGCGATGCCCTCGGCGTAGAGCTTACGGGCTGAGATTCGGACAATGCGGCTGTCATCAATGACCACCCCTGAATCGGTCAAAGAATCGCCTACTGCGCGGATGAGCTTGTCTAGGTCAGGTGAAACGCTGGGTAGCTGGCGATCTACTGTCTTGGGCTTGGGTAGGTAGAAGGCCACTATCAGCTCACATGGCTCATCTATTGGTGTCCAGTCATCTGGCAGGGTAGCGATTGCTTCTTGGACTATGGCCTTACGCCATGCCTTGTGCTTGGAGCTGTTGACCTGGACTATTCGGCCATAGATTATGGCGTGTGATCCTTGGCTGGCAGGGTTGCCTGTAACGCTAAGGCTTACCTCGGCCATACAATTCCCATGCTCCAAGTATGGCAGCCCAACTGTAAAACAAACCGAGAGCTAGTCCCACGCCATCAAGAACGCTAGTTTCTTGAAGCGATAGGTTCAGTAGTATGCCGGCGGTGAGGGCAGGGACTAGCCATCGGAGATTTGTCAAAAGGGACTTGGCTCGCTGTGAGTCGGCTCAAAGATTCCCTTGATGATGCTTAGTGGCTCGGCTGGAACTACTTGAGGGTTGTTAATGCTGACCTTGATGGACTGCTTTGCTTCGCCCTCTTTGTTAGTCCAGTTGTCAATCTCTGAGCTGTATAGCCCCTCAACTGAAACTGTGTCACCAGCGTCAAGCGTGGTTGGCTGCTTTAGCCAGACTGTGTAACGCTTGTTGATCGTGTCGCCTGTTTTGGTTTCATAGGACTCGACTACCTCAATGCCTTTGCCTTCGTAGAATACTCGGCTGATAGTTCCCTTTACCTTGATTATTGCCATCTCTTTATTTCCTTTCGATTTGTTGTTTTACTCTAGTGGCTGCCTATGACATGGTTGGGATTGGTGCAGTCAAGGTGTCCACAAGACCTAATGCCAGGTAGGACTGGCTTGCCGTCAAAGATTGGGATGGTGAGGGTTGCCTTGTCAAAGTCACCCTGCCAAGGTATGCACTTCTCTGATCCATACTTGATGACCAAGGCTCGGTGCATCCGACAGGATTGGCACTTGAGGTCTTTGCGCTTGCGCTTATGCGTGTTGACCTTCCAGGTTGCTCCACATCGGCAGCATAAGGCCACATTGTCATCCACACCATAAGCCTATCCAATCACTCTGGAAAGGTGACCCTCGAACCTGAGCGCGACTTCTCCAAGTCCACCATGCCGATTCTTTGCCACCTTCATTATCATCTGGCTCTTTTGCCATTCAAACTGATCCTCATCAACTGACTTGCGGTGAAGCAAGATAACAACATCGGCATCCTGCTCAATGCCACCTGAATCTCTAAGGTCGGCCATGTCAGGCTCGGAATCTTTGCGCTGCTCTGGGCCTCGGTTGAGCTGGGCTAGTGCGATGACCGGAACATTCAAATCTCTAGCTAGGTTCTTGAGGCCGATTGAGATGTCGGTAATCATCTCGTAACGCTTGCGACCCTTTTCGGTGTCTTGAATCAAGCCAAGGTAGTCAACAACTATTGCCTCAAGCTGGCCGTTGCCCTTTACGCTGTTTGCCGATGCTCGTATCTGTAACAGGTTTTGACCTGACTTATCATGGATAGCCAATCGGTGTTCTTGTATCTCAGTTCTTACCTTTAGGATTCTTTCCCACATCCACTCTTGTAGGTTGCCCTTCTCTATAGCACTTAGTGGCACTTCAGCTTGGCTGGAGATGATTCGGTTATACAGCTCAGTCTTGCCCATCTCAAGGCTGTGAAAAGATACAGGTCCTTGCTTTGATAGCTCCCAAGCAATCTGCAAGCCAACGATGGTCTTACCCACGCCTGGTCTTGCTCCGATTATGTATAGCGCGCCTGGTCGGAATCCGGTGATGATGTCATTGAGTAACTGCCAAGGGCTTTCTGGGTAATGCTTTGGCTTGTCTATCTCATCCATGTAGGGCAATAGCTCATCGGCAACATAGCTTGGTCGAACTGCTGAGTTGCGATCTATAAGGTCATCAATCTCCTTCTTGGCTGTGTCAAAAACTGTTGCCAAATCCTCATGCTGGGCTTTGCTGTGAATCATTGTGCCGGTGATAGCTAGTCTGCGCCGAGTGGCTTCCTCGATTACCTTGCTGGCATAAAACTTGACTGATGCCGCTGTTGGGGTTGCCGTAACGATGTCATGGAGATAGCTGGCAAGCTTTGGTAGAGCTGCACCGACTGTCATCACATCAATCGGCTGGCGACCTGCCTTCATCTCTAGCAGGGTTTTGTAAATGCGCTCATTTTGGAGATCGTCAAAGTCGGATGGACTAAGAGTTAGTTCCTCTAGTGCCTTGCCGTTAGTCAGCAGGATTGACCCGATTACTGACTGCTCAAATTGTGTCACTTGACTCTCCCGATGAATAGCTTAGGCAATGGTTTGGCTTCAGCGAGTTCAACACTCTCATAGAGTTCTTTGTTTAGCCATGAGGCTGGGTAAGGAATGTATTTATCCTCTGGCAACTTTCCCTCAGCGTAGGCTTTAGTCAGCTCCAATAACCTCTCAGCGGTTTTGGTTTTGATTGCTTTGTTCCAGGCTTTTAGGGCATCAGCTTTGGCTACCTTTTTTGGGTAAAGTTTCCAGAAATTATCAAAGTCAATATCAGCCTGTTTCATTGATGGTTCTTTGATGGTTAATATTATGTTTTGCGTGCCAACAGGTGTCACCCCTGATTTACCTGAGCTGTCACCCCTGCTTACCCAGTCTGTCACCCCTGATGCTGAATCTGTCACCCCTGACCCGATGGTGAGCCAGTAGAGATTGGTCTTGTATTGAGTTCGAGTCGGTGCGTTTTGCACCTCAACCTTTAGCTCACCCAGCTCAATCAGTTCTTGGATGTCACGCTTTACCGAACGCTCTGAGGCATTGGCATACCTGGCTAAGGTGCTAATGGAAGGCCAAGCACCTTGATCGCCAAGATGATTAGCAATTCCAAGTAGCACAAGCTTTGCTCTGCCAGTTGCTTTGGATTGGTTTAGAACGAGCGATACAGCTTCAATGCTCATTGGACACTTGCTCTGTCGAGCATGACCATCAATACAGTTGCGTTGACTACTTTCGAGTCAAAGGCTTCCTTGACTAGCATTGCCCATTGTCCGGCATCAAGACCC